CGCTGGCGGCGAGCTTTGTGAAACCGGCGGCGCAGTTCGAACAGTTCAACGTGCAGCTGACCACCCTGGAAGGATCATCGGCCAAGGCCGAACAGGCGATGGCCTGGATCGAGGACTTTGCCACCCGCACGCCGCTGAGCGTGGAACAGACGGTCGAGGCCTATGCCCGGCTGAAGGCCTTTGGCCTTGACCCGACCACGGGGTCGCTGCAGGCGATGGTTGATACCATGGCGGCCACCGGCGGCGATGCGGAAACGCTCAACGGGCTGACGCTGGCCCTGGGCCAGGCCTGGACCAAGGGCAAGCTGCAGGGCGAAGAGGCCATGCAGATGCTGGAACGCGGCGTGCCGGTGTGGGACCTGCTGTCGCAGCAGATGGGCAAGAGCACCGAGGAAGTGCAGAAGCTGTCCGAACAGGGCAGGCTGGGGCGCGAGGAAATCACCCTGCTGATGGACGCGCTGGGCAGCCGCTACACCGGCGCGTCCGAGCGGGCATCGCAGACCTGGGACGGGATCATTTCCAACCTGCGCGACCAGTGGACGCGGTTCCAGCGGATGGTGATGGGATCGGGGCTGTTCATCTGGATGAAAAGCCAGTTGCAGCAGCTGCTGGAGGTGCTGAACAGGATGGCCGCGAATGGCGAGTTGCAGGCCTGGGCGGAATCGGTGGGTGACCATATCCTGCGTGTCCTGACGGCGATCCGCGACTTCGGCGTCGGCGTTTATGATGTCTGGAATACTCTCTACCCGGCGCTGGACCGCATCGCGGACACCATCGGCGGCTGGGACGTTCTGGGCTGGGTCGCGCTGGGTCTGATGTTCAGCGGTACGCTGCTGACCATTGTAACCGGCATCGGCAAGATCGCCCTTGGCTTGGCGGGGCTGGTTTCGACACCGGTCCTGCTGCTGGCCGCCGCCTTCGCGGTACTGGCGTACATCATCTATGCCAACTGGGACAGCATCGTCACCTACTTCAGCGACAAGATCGAGACGATCCGCAAGGCCTTTGACGAGGGGCTGCTGAACGGGGTGTTGGCGGTGATCGCCGAGTTCAACCCGCTCACGCTGATCGGCGAGGCATTGATGGGGGTCAATGCGCTGATCCTGTCGGCCTTCGACATCGACCTTTACGCCATCGGCGCGCAATGGATCACCGACCTGCGGGCAGGCATTGCCGCGCAGATCGATGCGCTGACCGGCTGGGTGCGGGACAAGTTCGACGCCATGATCCCCGACTGGATGAAGTCTGCCACGGCCGGTGGCGCGGCGCTGATCGGCGATGGCTATGCCGGCATGGGCGGGGCGATGGATACCGGGTTCGAGGGCCGGGCCCTGGGCGGGCCGGTGCGCGCCGGGCGGATGTACCGCTGGCAGGAAGAGGGGCAGGAGGTCTTCGTGCCGCGCACAGATGGCACGGTCATTTCCACCCGCCAGTTGCGCGGCCTGCGCGGCGGCGGGCGCGCCGCCCCGGCGTTCCACATCGGGGCGATCCACGTGACCGCCGCCCCCGGCCAGTCGGCGCGCGACGTGGCCCTTGCCGTGCGGCGCGAGCTGGAAGACATGGCGCGCGCCGCGCCGCTGCATGACGGGGGCTTCCATGATTGACCTGCCCACGGTGATGATGGCGCTGGGCACCTTCCGCTTTGGCGTGAACCGCGCCAATTACCAGACCTTCACCCGCGATGCCGCCTTCCGCTGGGCCCGACAGGACCGGCTGGGGCGCGCGCCCGCGCTGCAATACCTTGGCCCGGGCGCCGAGGAGATCAGCCTTGAAGGGGTGATTTACCCCCATTTCAAGGGCGGTCTGCGGCAGATGGAGCTGATGCGCGCCGTGGCCCGGCAGGGCGTGCCGATGATGCTGGTCGACGGGCTGGGCTGGGTCTGGCAGCGCTGGGCGATCACCGCCGTGTCCGAGACGAAGACGGTCTTTCTGGCCGATGGCGCGCCGCGCAGGATCGACTTCAGCATCCGCCTGCAAGCCTATGGAAGGGACGCCGCATGACCGTCTGGCGCACCAAAGACGGCGATGTGCTGGATGCGGTCTGCCGGGCCGCGCTCGGGTCCGAGTCCTATGTGCCGGCCGTGCTGGCCGCCAACCCCGGCCTTGCCGCGCTGGGGCCGGTCTACCCGGCAGGCGTGCTGATCACCCTGCCGGTGCTGCCCGCCCCCGTGGAGACCGGCCAGGTGCGGCTGTGGGGGCGGACATGACTTTTCTGAATCTGGAAATTGGCCGCAAGTGGATACTTTTCTCTCTGGCGAGTCTTGGCCCACAAAAGGCTGCTCCCTGGTGGCCCCGCCATCTGCGCAAATTGCGTGAAGCTGGCCTTGTCCGCCCCGCTTTGGGCCTGCACCGGGGCTGGGAAATCACCGACAAAGGCCGTGCCTTCCTGAAAGCGCAGGTGCGGACATGACGCCTGCCTTCCGCATCATGGTGGCGGGGCAGGATGCCACCGGCGCGGTGGGCGACCGGCTTTTGTCGCTGACGGTCACCGACAATGACGGCGGGGTGGCCGACCAGGTGGTGATCGATCTGGACAACCGCGACGGGCGCATTGCCATGCCGGACAGGGAGGCAAAGCTTGAGGTGTCACTGGGCTTCACGGGGCAGGCGCTGGCCTTCATGGGCGTCTTCGCGGTGGATGGTGTGGGCGGCGAAGGCCCGGCGGCATCGCTGCGCATCACCGCCACGGCGGCCGACCTGAAGTCGGACATCCGCAGCCCGCGCACCCGCGCCTGGGAAGGCAAGACCCTGTCGGACATCGTGCGCACCATCGCGGGCGAGGCCGGGCTGAAGCCGGTGGTGGGCGCGTCGGTGGCCGGTGCCGCCTGGGACTATCTGGCGCAGACGGCGGAATCGGACCTGAACTTTCTCACCCGCATTGCCGCGACGCTGGATGCCACCGCCAAGCCCGCCGGGGGCGCCCTGATCGTGCAGCGCCGGGGCGAGGGCAAAACGGCCGCCGGTGACGTGCTGACCCCGCCGGTGATCACGCCCGCGCGCCTGTCGCGCTGGACCTGGAGCCTTGACGGGCGCGAGGTCTACGGCGCGGTCGAGGCGCTGTGGTCCGATACCGGCACCGGCACGGTCAACAAGGTGACGGTGGGCAGCGGCACCCCGCGCCGGGCCCTGCGCCATGTCCACCGGACCGAGGCCGAGGCGCGCCGCGCCGCACAGGCCACGCTTTCGGGCGCGGCCCGGTCGGCGATGTCGATCTCGGCCGGGCTTGCGGGGTTCGAGCCGGGTCTGCTGGCCGGGGCCACCGCCCGGCTGGCCGGACCCGGCCTGCACCCGGCGGAACTGGCCGGCGAATGGCAGATCACCAAGGTCACCCACCGGCTGGACGGCAGCGGGCTGATCACAGGCTTTGACGGCAAGAAGGGGGCGGCCTGATGCGGCCCCGCAAACAGGAGCGGACCCATGTCCAAATCGGATGCCTTTGAATCGGCGCTGCTGGCGCTGGTCTTTCAGAACACCAACATCGCCAACATCGGCGATGCCACCGGCCTGCGCGGCGCGGCCGCAGCCGGGCAGTTGTTTGTTGCCCTGCACACGGCGGACCCCGGCGAGGCGGGCACGCAAGCCACCAACGAGGTGGCCTATACCGGCTATGCCCGCGTCGGCCTGGCACGGTCGTCCGGGGCGTTCACCATCACCGGCAACAGCGTGTCGCCTGCCGCGAATGTCAACTTTCCAATCTGCACCGCCGGGTCCGCGACCGCAACCCATTTCTCCATCGGGGTGGCGGCGTCGGGCGCGGGCGTGGTGCTGTACAAGGGGGCGGTCACCCCGGCCATCCCCATCGCGGCGGGCACGACCCCGCAAGTGACCACCGCCACCGTAATCACCGAGGATTGAGCATGTCGGTCTGGCGCGCCTTCTGGCAGGAGTTGAACACCCCGGACAGGTTCGCAGCCCAGCCGTACTACGCCTTCATCAACCAGGTCGGGCATATGGCGCTGGGGGCGGTGCTGGTGTTGACGGTCGGTGCGGTCTGGGCGCAGGCCACGGGCAAGGCCCCGCCGGGCTGGCCGGTCGCGGGCGGGGTGATCGCGGGCTATGTCATCGTCATTGAAATCTTCCGGCAGAAGTGGGTCGGGGCGGATACGCTGCTGGATGCCAGTTTCGTGTCGATGGGCGCGGTGCTGGCCCCGATCACGCTGCGGCTGACGGAGTCGGGCCGCTGGATCAGCGTGGATGACGCCAGCGGGGCCTTTCTGGTCTGGCTGGCCGGGGCCACGGCGGCGCTGGCGGCCTATGTCTATCCCCGCCTTGTCGCCGCTTACGGCGGCACGGCCGACCCTGAAATCCGCCACGACCTCCGAAGGAAATCTGAACCATGACCGACAATGTAACCCTGCCCGCAACCGCCGAGGTTGTTGCCACCGATGATGTGGGGGGAGTACACTTCCAGTACGTGAAGCTCGACGGCGGCGGCAATGGCCTGAGCGCGCCGATCATGGGCTACACTGGCGTTCCTGACAACCTCGCCGTCGGCCTGCCCGTGCGACAGGTCGGGGAGGATATATGGAATTGCAGCTTCAGCGACGTAGGCTCGGGCCTGATCGCACCGGAAATGTCCGCCGAGATCATGGGCACCGGTGTAGGTGCCAGCCAGGCGGGCGGGGCGCTGGCGATCACGACCGGCACCACGGCCAATGCCGAGTTTCTGGCGCGCTCGCTGCAAAGCTGGCGCGGTTCTCTGCGGGCAAGGATTTCGACGGTGCTTTCGCAAAGGATCGCGAACCAGAACTTCGCCCTCCTTCTCGCCGACCTTCTGCTGGAAGGCGCGTCGATCACGATCAACTCGGCAACATCGATCACGGTCAACTGGCCGGCGCACCCCTTCGACGCGCAGAGCGTCGGGCAATTCCTGCTTGTGGGCGGGATCGTCGGGGCCGCCGGTGTGCCGGGACGCTATGCCATTGCCTCGGTGATCCCCGGCACGAGCTTCAACCTCACGGTTGCCGGCTGGCCAGCTTCTGGCACCTGCACGGCGACACTCTTCGGGCACAGCTACATCCGAGCCCTCTTTTCCGGCACAACGGCCACGGCGGCGGCGGTGGATACGCAGCGGCGCGGGTGGGCAGCGGGCGACAGCACCATCACGATCAACTCCACCGCGGGGCCCGGCACGATCATGCAGGTCGAGTCCGATGGCCGGGCGGTCTATTTCAGCGACACGCTGCGGGCGACGAGCACAACCCCGAACGTCACGACCCGGGGCAGCCGGATCGAGAACCTGCCTGACGACAACCTCGATCTTTACCTGTTCATCTGGTTCTACAACGGCAGCACCGCCCCGGCCAGCACAACGACCTGGACGATCAGCTTCGCCAGCGTCGAGAAATACGCGAACATCCCGGTCTATGTGCAGGGCCAGCGGGCACAGGGCAGTCAGAACGCCGCGCCGGTGGCAGTTGTCGGTACGGCTGCTGTCTCAATCTCGGGCACGCCTGCGGTCACGGTTTCCTCGGGTGCTATCTCTGCCGCCGGTCCTGCCGCCCATGACGCGGTGATCTCGGGCAACCCCGTGCGGGTAGCCGGGCGCGCAATGACGGCCAACTACACGCCGGTCGCAAGCGGCGATGTGGCCGACGTTTCGGTGACGACCGTCGGCGCGCTGATCCAAAAGCCTTACTGCATCCCTGAGCAGGAATGGGGAGCGTCCCTTGCGTTGACGACGACGACTGCAACGCAGATTCAGGCGGCAGCTGCGGCGGGCCTCAAGCGGCACATGACCAGCCTGTGGGCGATCAACACGGGTGCCGCAGTGGTTGACCTGATCATCCTGGACGGCGCGACCGAGCGGCACCGCTATCCCTTGCCGGTTAATGTGCCGGTGGCGGTGGCGTTCCCGACGGGCATCGTCCTGACAGCCGCGACCGCACTGAACGCGAACCTGTCGGCGGCCGGGACGGTTCGCCTGAACGCGCACGGATACACCGCGCCGTAACCTCCGCCTCTAAGGAGGGCGTCATGTCTCTGCTGCTTCTGCTGAACCAGACCCAGGCGGGCGGCGGCATCGTTGCGGGGGCGGGATCATCCGCCGGGGCGGCGACGGCCGCTGCCCAAGGCCAGTCCACCGCCGCCGGGGCCGGGTCATCCGCCGGGGTGGCGACGGTTGCCGGGGCGGGGTCGGTGGGCGGCTCTGTCGCCGCCGGGGCGGGATCAGCCGCAGGGGCTGCCACAGCTTCGGCGCAGGGCCGGTCCACCGCCGCAGGGGCGGGATCAGCCGCCGGGGCGGCGACGGCTTCGGCGCAGGGCCGGTCCACCGCCGCCGCAGCCGGATCATCCGCCGGGGTGGCCACAGCTTCCGGGGCGGGGTCTGTGGGCGGCTCTGTCGCCGCAGGTGCGGGATCAGCCGCCGGGGCTGCCACGGCATCCGCGCAGGGCCGGTCCACCGCCGCCGGGGCGGGATCATCCGCCGGGGCGGCGACGGCTTCGGCGCAGGGCCGGTCCACCGCCGCCGCAGCCGGATCATCCGCCGGGGTGGCCACGGTTGCCGGGGCGGGGTCTGTGGCCGGCTCTGTCGCCGCCGGGGCGGGATCAGCCGCCGGGGAGGCGACGGCTTCGGCGCAGGGCCGGTCCACCGTCGCCGGGGCGGGATCATCCGCCGGGGGGGCGGCGGTGGACGGGCGCGGCACCGCTGTCAGGCAGGCGGCGGGCGGCGCAGCCGGGCAGGCGGCGGTGGACGGGCGCGGCACCGCTGTCAGGCAGGCGGCGGGCGGCGCAGCCGGGCAGGCGACGGCGGCGGGCAGCAGCGGCGCCGTCATCGGCGTGCCCGCCTGGGCGGCAAGACCCGCGCAGCGCAGCCAGGCCGGGGGGCGCACGTTGCCTGCGGCCAGCGGCGGGCGGCGCGGCGTGGCAACCGGGCGGGCCGTGGCAACCCTGATTGAGGCATGAGGCAGGCATGAGCGACATATTCCACATGGCCCCCGGCGACACGCTCTGGGCGCTGGATTTCTTTCTGGATGACACGGCCATCGACCTGACCGGGGCAAGCGTGACCTTCACCCTTGCCACCGAGGCCGGGGTGACGCTGTTCACCCGCCCGGCAACGGTGCAGATCGCCACCGTCACCCCCTGCCTGCGCTATCTGTGGCAGGCCGGCGACATGGCCGCTGAAGGCTGGTTCAAGGGCTGGTTCCGCGTCACCTGGCCCTTCGGCACCAAACGCTTCCCCACCCCCGGCAGCATCGTGATCGAATGCCGCAACTGACCCCTTCCCCCCCCCATTAGGCGGGGGTCAGGCTGTGCCAGCAGCCTGACCACGCGGCACCTTCAAGCTCCGCGCCGACCCACACAGATGGTTACAGGCCGCCCGGCCCCCTTAAGGGGGCGCGGCTACAGTCGAGCGGAATCGGTTAATGAAGGGTTATGATCGGACAGACGTCCGTTGTTCCGGATGTGATCGGCTGCTATTCAGGATGGAGGCGGCTGCCCTTGCCGGGGCCGTCTGTGTAAAGTGCCCCAGGTGCGGGGCGTTCAACAATCTGAGGCCAGCGAGCCCGAAACCAGAGCGGCAGGACCGCGACGGAAAGGGCCCCTCGTGTGGCTGTTCTCACCCCCCATCGACATGACGACCTTCGCGGCATCAGCCTTTGTGCCGGAATCGGCGGACTCGATCTTGGCCTGCATCTCGCAGAGCCCGGATACCGAGCTGTGGTGTATGTCGAGCGAAACCCCTTCGCCGCGGCCACTCTCGTGGCGCGGATGGCAGACGCGTCCCTGGCTGCGGCACCTGTCTGGGACGATCTGCGATCCTTCGACGGCCGCGCGTGGCGTGGCCGCATTCATCTCGTCTCTGCCGGTTATCCCTGCCAGCCGTTCTCCTACTCGGGCCATCGCAAGGGCGAGGATGACCCCCGGCACCTCTGGCCCGAGGTTGCCCGGATCGTCCGTGAAGCCCAGCCCGAATGGTGCTTCTTTGAAAACGTCGCCGGGCATCTGTCCCTTGGTTTCCGCGACGTCGCCGGAGAGCTTCAAGACATGGGCTACCGGGTTGCAGCGTGCGTCGTATCAGCGGCGGAAGTCGGCGGGTCGCATATCCGCGACCGGCTCTTCATTCTGGCCCACGCCGACCGCCACGATGTCAGCCAATCGGACCAGTGTCGTGATGTCCCCGACCGGAATCGCCTTCCGGAACGATATGAACCAGACGGGGAAACAGATCGCCATCAAGAATGCGGCCATGTCCTGGACGCTGATGTGGGATCTGCTGATGGCCGCAGGATGGTCGCCGCAGACCCCCCGCTCTTCCCACCGATGCCGGGTGATTTTGCTGAATGGGGAAAAGCACTCGCTGACCGGCCTGACCTTAAACCCGCGCTTCACCGACTGGATGATGGGCTGGCCTCCTGGGTGGAGCGATCCGCTGCAGCCGGTAACGGCGTGGTCCCGATGGCTGCAGCGCGCGCGTGGCGCATGCTGAAGGCCGAACTGGCAGGAGAGTGAGAGATTGCCCGCCGTAAACAGCCTTTGCGGCGGGCATGAAACCCCGTTTAACCGCCCTTCACACCACCCGCGCCCACCTGCTTTTGAAACCCCGGAGTCACGCGACAGAACCCCTCCCATCACAGCAACCGACGAGAAACGAGTTGTTGCAAAGTCTGATGGCCCGCCCTGCCGACTCTGACGTCACGCCACAA